CTTCTTGATAATACGTCTACCAGTCTGAGTATATTTTCGTGTGTTGTTAACAGTCCCGTTGACTCTAATGGTTCAACAAATCCATAAGACAGTCCAATAGCAACAACATTCAAGTTCCACGCTTTTTCGTGATACCCGTGTTTTATATCAATAGTTCCTACCTCATACTGTTCTGGAGATACACCATATTTTTGTTCTATCCACGTTTCAAACTCTTGTCTAGTCTCTGTTTCCATTGCAAATCGAGATGACCAACAGTATCCAACTCCGATCCTATTCCATAGTGGTATTGACCATAACCAACCATTTTCCGCTGCTTGACAGTCAGTCACGTTGTGCATATGTTTTTCTCTTTCATCTTGTGTGAGATATGGTATGCGGGCAAAATATGCTTTATCGTTTGCTAAATCATTAAATTTAATGAACCTAGTACCCATATACTCTTCTAATAGGACTGATTTAAAACCAGTACAGTCAATAAACAAGTCGCCAATAACACCTACAGTCCTTTTGTCTTCATTTAATCTGACTGCTAACTGTTTAATATATCTGTTTGAGACTGCGGGTGAACCACCTGCGTTTATATCTTTCACCGATCCCCTGACTTCACCTCTAATATGTGTAAATCTATCATCAAAGTTATCACAATAATCATCCCTTAGATACTCTGCAAACTTTTCAGCATCTAAATGATATGCAACGTCAGTTAACCAATTAAAGTTTCTCCATCTATTATCTCTATTATCCCATTGTTTATTATGTTTTACTAATGCTGAGTTTTCTTTGTTAAAGAACTCTGCAAATGATTCTGGAGGATATTCTTCTGGTCTTTCTCTAGCAAGATCAAACCAATCTTTCATACCTTCTACAGTATCATTATAATCATATTTACCAAATGGATATTGAAATACTGTTCCTTTCTCTCTAAAATCTGTAAACTGAATACTATTCTTATATGTTGCATTACACTTAGGCATCCAGTCTTTATCTTCTAAGTCTAATGCTCTTAAATACTTGTTGAAATGACCTAATGTAGATTCTCCTACACCCACTGTAGGTTTGTCTGATTCAATTAGAATTACATTTGTCCACGGGCAGCACTTTAACAATGCAGCAGCAGTCATCCAACCTGATGAACCACCACCCACAATAACAATGTTTTCAACTTTCATAATTAATTCCCTTGCTCATTATATAGGTACTTTTCATAGTATTCATATGCGTTCGGGTATCTCCCCAAAGTCTGATCCATAAAGGTTCTTCTTAGGATCGGTTCTTCAAAATCAGGTATGTTATATCCATTTCTTTTGGATAACATTTCATAATGTTCTGGCATTATATCATATTCATAACCTCCTAGCAAGTATGCTTCACCTTCTGATATGTAATTGATGTTTTGTATTTGTTCCCAATCTTGTGTAAGTAAATCTGGAAACTCACCTAGTGCATCCATATCTGTGTAATCTTTCCAAAACGGTGTATCATCTCTATAACCCATAGTATAATGTTTCACAACAAAATCTCTGAATGATGTAAATTTCTTTCTGACTGAGTGATTAAATTGTTCTCGTTGAAATCCGTTCCATTTATTAGATGCTTTAGGTAACACCTGTATTAGTTTAAATAAGAACTCGTGGACTGAGTATAGTCCTCCAGACTCTAATGGTTCTATAAAACCTGCACTTAAACCAATACTCACTACGTTATGTGACCATACTTTCTCTCTAATCCCTGTTGGCCACTTGAGTAATCTAAACATATTCTCTGGTATATCTACTCCTAGATGCTCTTTAAACTCTGCAAGTGCATCTTCATCTGTAATATATTGTGAACAATAATTATATCCCGTTCCGATTCTATCCCAAGTAGGTACATTCCATACCCATCCCGAACTCAAACCTGTACACTCGGTGTATGGTTGTATTTCTTTTTTCTTATCTGTATATGGTTTTCTTACTGCCCAAGTAGAATCATTTTTTAATAGTGTACTCCAATCTTCCCATTTCACATTAAGTTCATTCATCAATAATGCACGGAATCCAGTGCAATCTATGAAGAGATCACCATCAACGTACCTATCCCCACTGCCAAGGTAAACTCTGCTAACCCCATCCACGCAGGATTGAATGTTAGTGACCGTGCCTTTAATGTGTTTAACACCTTTTGGAATTGCATAATGATCTCTTAAAAAATCTCCGAATAATAGTGCGTCAACGTGATAACCCACGTATCTTTCTAAAAATGGAGGATAAAGACGGTTGACTTCAATAGGGTCTATAACATCTGAGAATACCCTACAAAAGGTCATACTGTCAATATTTCTTCCTCTCCTCCAATTATAATACTCGGTCAGAGGTATATCTGTGCCTCTTGTACCGAATGGATAATGAAATGAACCGTCTGGGTTGAAGTTAGTAAACTTGACACTGTGTTTATATGTAGCATTACAATGTGGCATCCAATCTTCATCTTTGAGATCGAGATACCGTATAAAGGTATTAAAAAACTGTGTCGTGCTTTCTCCGATTCCGATTCTTGGAATGTCTGCTTCGACAACAGTTATTTCTATACCAGTTCCTTCAAAATGTCTTGACAACATAGATGCTGTCATCCACCCTGCACTACCACCTCCGATAATGCAGATTCTATCTAACTTCATATGTCAGTAGTTTGTACTACTAATTATAACACTTTCGTCAACCTGCTCCCAGTTCATCATATGCACCACCCCAGTTAGAATATCTCTCCCAACAAGGTTGCTCCTGTGATGATAATTTGCAAGGTCTATTTACACTTGGTTCTTGTCCGTCACTCATAAATTCTGCTACTTCCTCTTCAGTCATAGTGGGATCCATTGGTTCCGCTACACTTGAGGGTGCAGTAGTCGCTGCCTTTACTCCTTTAATATGGTTAAACCATATTGCATCAGCAGCACCTAAATCTTTTCCCGCTGCAATGTCTTTGTAGAGCATATCTAATTGCTCACCGATTTCACCATACGCTACAATCCTTGCAGTAGCAGGGTCTGTATATGATTCTGTTCTTTCCACCCAGATCATATCAGCAGCAGCAGGACTCCATTCTAGTGTCCACGCTTTTGTTATGTTATCAGGTGCGTTTACCCACATCTGTGAACAACCTCTACCAAAGAATAGTGTATATTCTTCCCCAGGTTCTACAATGTCTGCAACGTAACCAGTAAAATCCATTAATGCTTTTTTCATAGTAACCTCTTATTTGTAGTTAATAACAGTAACAACACCATACTTACCGTTTGAACCACGGAAACTATGGAAGTGTCCACCTGACCCACCTGCACCATACGCTGCGTGATCTTGATGATTGTGTGAGAAGTTACCACCGTTTGGCCAACCTCCTGATACAGCACCACCAAAGTGAGAAGAACCTCCGACTCCTCCACCACCACCGTGGTGTGACTGTCCTCCTCCACCCCAAACATTGAGGTCTCCACCAGAACCATTACGCCCTAGTCCACCTGAGTGTTGGTTGTTTCTATTAGCACCGTGTCCACCACCTGCTGATAGATATGGTCCAAATGATGATGAACCACCATCACCACCGTGTCCGAAGTACCAAGTACCTCCTCCACCACCACCAACTGTGATACCAACTGAAGATATATTTACTACATTCAACACACGTTCTGAATATCCACCCGCTGCTCCTGATTCTCCGTGACCTGACGCTCCACCGCCACCACCTTGAACTCTGATATGTATATACTTAACACCACTTGGTCTATTCCAAGTTCCGTTACCTGTCCATACCTGTAGGGATGAGATATTTTCTGAACTAACATCAGTCCAACTCATAGATGAACCGTTTGTAGTTAAAAACTTACCATTTTGACCACTAACAGAGGGAACGATCTGACTGGATGAACCAGACATAGTTCCATTAATAGTGATGTTGCTAACTGTCAAATTTCCGTTAGCAGTGATGTTACCTGACGCAAGTGTAAATCCACCAATGCCTGACAGGTCTCTAATAGATGCAACTTTAAGGGTACTCATTTTGCCTGTTTAATTTCCTAATGTTATTTATACCTTAAGACGGTTAACTATAATTGTGTACGTGTATTAGTACGAGATAAGGATTACCAGTTCCAGGGATTTCGTGGTTATGAATCGAAATGTCTGCTCTTTGGATAGTTCCACTTGCACCACTACCATTACTATAATATACGTTACAACCGTAACCATTTACAGTCCACCCAGTAGGTGTACCTGTACCACCCTCAAAACGGGTATATACTGTCATTAAGGTTGCTTTCAATGTGTTATCAACTGGTGCATTTGATAGATTGATAGTGTAGTTTCCACCACCTGTCTTTCTAACAAAAATATTACCACTGTTGTTCCAGTTATGGTTTACCGTACCAGATGTCTGATAGTAGTAAATATGTTCCTGTAAACCTGCGTGTGATAATGTCCCAGTGAATGTACCGTGACCAGATTCTATATCTTGGAATTGTGCGAAAGACAAATCATCGTCACCGATCATAGTCCAAGTTGCACCGTTCTCAATAGTTACAGTATATCCATTATTAATCTGTATCGGACCTGCTGAAAAACCGTTAGTAAACTCTACTCCACCATTGAATGAAGGTCCAACAGTGATATTTTCTTCTATGTTTGTTCCGTTGGTTCTAATAATTGAGTTTTCACCAACAGAAGGACCACCACCACCTACATCATCCCAACCTGGGTTTCCTGCGTTGGCATCTTGCAAATAAATTTGTGCCTGATCTTCAGTCGTATTATAAACTAAAGTACCATAAGCAGGTGTACCAAGTGCATTAATCTGCGATTGGTTCAACGGTGGAAGATTTAACTGTTCTGATATAGACCAAGCAGTTACAAGACCTCTCGTACTTGCCTGTATCTGATTACCATTAATCTTTGTGGTCATAGTGTTCTACAGTCCTATTACTATTTAGATAACAAGTTCCCTGATTTGGATAGTATCATTATTCTGTGGTGCAGTACTGATACTAAAGTCAACTGCATTACCAGTAACTGTGTAGTCTACACCTGGGATTTGGGCAACACCATTTAAGAATACAAGAACAGAGTATGCTGTGTGACCTGGGGATATTGCAAACGAAGTTGTAGATCCATTACCCGCATAGGTAACACCGTTATTGTTATTAGCAATACCAGTTGCTAGTCTATACTTGTCAGCAGCACCATAAGTTCCAGTAACATCTAAGTTACCATCAAGGAATGTATTACCTAATATCTTCATCCTATTGGATGCGTCAGGCATTGTACCTATACCATAATGTGTAACGTTACTAAATCTTCTTGCTTTTATTGGCGTGGTGTCAGTCATACCAAACTGATACCAAACTCCTGACTGATACATCCAACCTAATGAGTCACCTGCCACCCAATCAATATTGTATATAATATCTCCATCATTAAACGCAAGTGTTGAATCAATATCTGGTTGACCTGATCCATCATCCTCTGCTAAGAATGTCTGTCTAAGAACTGTACCATCATCATTTGAGTATGTAAGTCTTAGAGTTTGTATGTTCTCCTGTGCAGTAATTCTCTTTTGGAATGTAACTGGACCTGAGAATACAGATTCTAACTGGTTAGATGCACCACCAATAACAGTTAGTTTATCAGTCAGAACAACCTCAGAGAATGTCTGAATGGTCGTGTTTTCTTCACCTAACACGTTTAACTGTGCAATATCTTCGTTCGTGATCTGACCTGTAACTGGGTTGATAACTTGGTTTCCAACGAATAGTTCACCATCACTGTTAACACCAGAGTAGTATGCAACACCCGCTGCTTCTTTCAATGACTGTGACAGTCTAACCTGTGCAGGGGTTAAAACTTCTACCTGAGTTGACGGGAACGCTGTTGAATAGTTTCCAGGTCCGAAACCTAGGTATTCAAACGTATGACCTGACGCTCTAAGAATAGAATAACGTCTAAGTTCACATAATATAGGTGCGACTGAGTTATCAGCATTTAATTTCAGTGCGATCTTTCTTTCTTCTTCATCTCCTAGACGGGATGTAACGACAATAGCGTTTAGTGTATTTGCTGTAGTGTTATATCCTAAGTTATTTTCCTGTTCTAATAAGAAGAACTGTGCAGTCTCTTTTGTAATTGATAGTTGCTTATCCTCATTTGGATTAGGTGATGCACCATCTGTTGTTGTCACCAATCCTAGTGTCTCGTTATCTGCGACTGATATAGCAGGTCCTGGGTCTGCGAGTGGATTATCTCTGTCAAACGTAGGATATACATCAACAGTCTGTTGTGAGAATGAGAAGTCATCAAAGTTTGATGTTGCAGGTGACACACTAGCATTAAGCAATGTTAGATAGTAGATACCATCATTTACACCACGTTCAAACTCTTGGAATGTCTCAACTTCAAAGATATAATATGTCTTATCATATGCAGGAGAGTTAGTCTCAGATGATCTAGGTTGTATAACAAAACCAGTAATAGGAGTTCTAGGAACTGGGAACGCATCTTTGTCTAGTACATATCTAAATCTATAGATTCTATCTTTCAAGTCTCTTGCATCGGGAACTCTTCGGATGAATGTAGTAGGTGTAAATCCTAAGTTATTGTACTGACTGTTTGCAATTAGTGTAGTATAAATGTCGTTGTTTGATGAGTCAACCTGTATGTACCAGTTAGATTGGTTGGTATCATATTTAATTGGGTTTGCATCATCACCTGGGGATGTACCTGTAACTTCTGGTCCAGAAGGATCAATCTTTGCACTATGTGTTGTAGGTGCACTTGCTCCCGCTGCTATCAACAATACGTTAACTTTATCTGGTAATGTAGGTGAGTCTTTTCTTGCACCTACTGTGTAACCCTGTATTTTTGAGGGTGGTTTTGCATTTTGATTGGTATAACCATACAAATATAATTTTGTTGGGTCTGCTGCTGCTTTTATCTTAGCAATATCTAATGTAACCCAGTTAATTGATACTTCTGCAACGTCAGACAAATCTTTAGGAGGTATAACGTGTGTTATCTGTCCTGCTTTATCTTTTGTAAACGCTGCTGACTTAAATCCTTTTGATCTTAAAGATGTGTTACCGAAGTTACTGTTAGAGTTAGTAATTGATAAGTCACCACCGCTATCTGAGAAGAAGTGATCACCGAAACCAACAGCGAAAACAGAAACCACCTGTATGAATGAGTCATTACTTGCTCTAATATGAACGTGTCGCCAACCCTTTCTATACTTTGCTAGACCATCAATATGTGCACCTGAACCCGCTGCTTGTGCTTCATAGTTACCTGTTGAAGCGTTGTATTTAACAAAAGCACGGTCGTCTTTTTGTAGTGAAATACCCGTAAACTGGGCAACAACCATAGATTTGAAACCAGTTGCCTGTGAACCATCAGCGTGCATACCGTTGATTCCCCAAACTGATCTTAGTGAACAGTTGAATACATATGGTGATGCAGAGTCAACAGTATCAATCTCAACTTTAACCAGTACGTTAGAACCAATAGCATTACCAGTTGGTTCAGAACTCATCTGATATGTAAACTGGTTGCCCTGTGCTGACGTTACAAGGAAGGATCCGTTATATAAATTCGCATCTGCTTCAGTAGGACCCGTGACCCCTGAGATATTGACCGCGACCCCGACAGAGAAACCGTGATTAACAGGATTATCTTGAATGTCAACAGTAAACGCAGTCGCTGTTTGTCCGTTTCTGATAATTTGTGAGACTCTGAATTCATCTGAGATAGGTCCAACTATTCTATTTTCTTCTACTCTTGCCTGTATCTGGTCTTGTGCAATGTTACCAGAAGTATCAGGAATTGTTGCATATGCCTTAGAAATCTTTTGGTAGTAAAGATCTAGGTCTGTAGTGTTTGCATACTCAAAACAAGTTATCTTATGATGTGAGAAGTTAGGTGCAATAGTGTCAGTAAGTTCTGGTCTATAATATACACCGTTGTTATCTCCATCAAAGAATGACATCTGCCAGAAATAACATCCACCAGTCAGTCTGAATATAGCAGACGTAGACGGTTCGTTAGCAGAGGAGATACCTAATGATGCTTGTGTTGTGGGATATGGTACATACTTAGGTACAATTTTTGTACGTCTTAAGTCAGATCCAACAACAGAAACACCTCTTGGGCATATAACTCCACCGTTAACAGAGTTAAATTTATATAAGATATTATTTGAGGAAGTTAAGTCAAAGTTAGAGTTTTCATCAAATGGAGTGATCTCTCCAAATGTAGCAACCCCAGGTCTGTTGTCTATAACATACTCTGAGGGATATAGGTAGATACTAAATGCGTCAAATTCGTCATTACTTAAACCAACTCTATATGAAAATCTTGCTACTTCTAAAAAGGCACGTTGCAACGTCTTAAAAGGTCGTAACGCAGAGTTACCTCGGTTGTCATACGCATCCGACGCATCGAAGTCGTCAGGGTTGACGTATATAATACGACCAGTCCTCGACGTGATGATATTTTTAAGACGAGTTAATGCCATCTAGGATTTCCTTCTGTTTATATTTAGTTAGGGTGCAGCACCACCGCCACCGCCACCACCAATTCCACCTGCGGGAGGAACGTAATCTACGATGCTGTAATCACTTACTGTGTTAACAAATCCATTCACTTGTGCACTCATATCTGCACTTGAAGCATATACAATTAAATGTGATCCAGGTCCTATAATTAGACCTTTATGTTCTGCTGTTGCGTTAGCACCAATAGCAGTATCATAGTAAAGATAATCTCCAGTTTCTACATCAGTTGCAGCAGTTACACTACTTACTGTTGCTACTGCTCTTGTAGGTCCTTGACCAGGAGGTGTATCTGGGAATGTATCAGAACTCGCAAATGCAGCAGGTGAATCATTATCAACAAATACTTTTAACTTACTTGTAGTTGTATCCCAAGAAGTTACATATCCGAAGGCACCTGCTGTTACAACACCAACAGTCTGTGATGCAGTACCAACTGTAAATGTATTACCAGTCACAGGAGTTCCAACTACATCATATACAAATACTTCTGAAAAAGTAGGATCTGGGTTTACATCAATAGATCCAGAGTATCCTGCCTGTCCTTCAGCATAATAAAATATAGGATCAGGAGTAGTAGCAGAAATTGCAATTTCAATGTATGCAGTACCACCAGAACCTGCTGTACCAACCTTTGTAACACCAGTTGTAAATTCAGTTCCTGGGGTTGGAGTAGCGTTTGTACCCTCATTAACGTCAGAGAATCTGAAAGGTAAACCTGTGTTAGTTGAGTCAGAAATATCAAATCTATATGTTTGATCAATGTTTAGTGAGAATGTGGTCTCAGGAACAACCTCTTGTCCTGATGTTACTGACCAGATAAATCCCGCTGTAAATGTTTTATCAACTGTAATAGTATCTTGAACAACAGTAGTTGCGTTTGATGTACCACCTGTTAATGTCTCACCTGTAACAAAGATATAGAAACCTGCTGAACCCGCTGCTGTTAATGGAGTTACTGTTACACCGTCGTTATGGTTAGCAGCAGTGGTTCCCATTTGTCCACGAACAACTGTAACGTCATTACCAGAAACGTTAGTTGCTTGCAAAATTTCATTACCAATGACAATGTATGAACCAGAAAGTATGGCAGCACCATTGGTTACAGTCAAAGTTGTGTCTCCTGACGCGAATGTACCACCCTCGTTAATAGTTGTGGTAGTTCCTGACGGAGTGTATGCTGTTACGTATTGACCTGGGGTATGTGCAGCAGGAGTTGTACCAAAGGTTCCACGTGTGATTGTCAAAACTCCAGGTCCTGTAGTTCCAGAGTTAAATGCAGCGTTAGTGACAGTAACTACCTCGGCAGATGCAGTTCCGTCAGATAAGAATAGATAATCGTTAGCATTAATGTTTGTGGCAGAAGTAACAGGTACTGAGGTAACACCAGTTCCCATATTTGCCATCTCAATGTTTAAACCAGTAGTAGATGTTCCTCTGAATGTCGCAGTCAGTCCAGAGACACTACCAGTTATTGTTTCACCACCTTGGAATGTACCCGCATTTTGTGCTGAGTCAACTCCAATATTACTTGTGGTTGCAACTTTTACTGAGTAAGTTGTAGTGGTTGTAGTTTTTACAACGTCAGCAAGTTTTGCTGTAAAATTACTTTGAGCACCTGAGATTTCTAAACCTGGGGTTGCGTCTCCAACAGTTAATCCTGGGGTTAGTGCTAACTTGTACTTTGTTACTACATTACCTTTTTGAAATTTGTATGTATTAGCATCAAGAGTAAGTTCTTGAGTGTAATCTTTATGTGCCAGTCTATACGTTCCTGCTGAACCTCCACGGTTACATATATGAACTACACCTGATGTAGTGTCATTAATATCTGAACTGTATAAGACTGTATTTGTAGTTGCAGACGGTGCTACCGCTGCTAGTCTTCCTGCTGTCATTGTTTAGTTACCATCCTGCTGCGAAATGTTGTTGTAATCTAAGTCTGCCACCTAGATCAGGTGCCGAAATTGGACCACCGAACGAAACACCCAATGTGCCTACGTTTGCTGTTGATAGAAGTGTAGCATCTGCGTCTGGAAACTGAATGGTTTTAGTTCCTGTGATGTTACTTAGATCAAGGTTAATAATCCTTTGATCATCTACTTCATCAATTAATTTTAATCCAACAATAGATTTGTTGTATAAAACCTGTGATGCTTGCGTAGCAACTAGAGTGTTGTTTGCAAGTATATTTGTATTTAGGTTAGTTGCAGGGAACTCATATTTAAGAGTAGTAGCACCCGAAACATTTGTTAAGTCAAAGAAAATACGAGCAGTTAAATCAGCACCATTAACAAAGTAAGGGTCTGCATAGTTTTTGTTCGTAAAGTTTTGAGTTGCGTCAATACCTGCTACTGTAAACGATTGATCAGGAAATGTTACTGTTCTGTCTGTAGTAACGTCACCTGATGCAAAAGTAACTTTAGGTGTTGGATTATTTGGATCACCCGATGCAATATCAGATATTGAAGGGTTGATCAAATTCTTGTTACTGATGTCTTGTTCAGTAATAGTATCTATCAGAGTTGACTGTGATGCAGATGTTCCATAGTCAGGTAGTCTGTAGATGTGTTCTACTGGTGCTTCCCAAGAGTCAGTTTCAAACTTTGCTATTTTTCCTGCATTAGACGAACCAATTATCTGTAAGTTACCATCCTGTATGATGATAGTCTTATTTGATATTGTTTGTGCTGTATCGTTACCTATAAGAGTTGTAGATGTAAAACTTCCTGTGTTAGGTAAAGCAAAGGTACGAATACCTGCTCCTGTTGACACATTAGAAATTTCAAACTTTGCTCTTTTGTCTGGGTTCTGGTCGTCTGCTAAGAAAAAGTTAACGTCTGTAAGTTCTGTAGGTCCATTCACTAAAAATTTCCCAGAACCTTGAGGTCTGAGATCAATGTTAACATTGGATGAAGTTGTGTCACCTGCAATCAAACGAATAGTTGCTGATCCGTCAGCATTATTCTGCTTCCTGTAGTACATAGATGATGTACCGAAAGCAAGTCCTATCTCGTTATATGCGTTCTGGTATAGTCCAGTGTCCCTATCCAAATCGAAGGATAACCCTGGCTGAGACTGTGATCCCGCACTTACACCTTTAAAAAGTTGGTTTATCCTTGCTTTTCTATTTGGTATTAGAGGATCGGAGATAACAACGGGTAGAATCGCTTCACCAGTCAATACCTCGTCTGCCAGAGTTTCTAATTGCGAAATTCTTTTTGTTCCCACAGCACTCTAGGCGGTATTTGATACAATCTTATTTATACAAGTTCTAGATCAGTCTTCTCGTATGCAATATTCAGCAGCGTGAGGATTGTCAAACCCCTTCAAATCTTGTCTCGCTTGTTTAATAGCGGTGTATGCGTCTTCTGCATATTCACAGATTTCGTGATGAATATATTGGGTATCGTGATACCCGATTGTGTAATGATTCATTAGATTAATGACATTGCGTGTTGAAGTTCTTTTGCGTGATTGAGTTCGTCTTGTGCGATCTCTGCAATCTTTTTATCTTCTGGATGATATGCTAGATACTTTGTATAAGTTTCAAATGCGTGCTTCTCAATTTTCATATTAATATCATACGCATTTAAAGGATCTATGAAATAATATGCAACCATAGTCCAATAATAAAATAGAACTAAGTGTTTGGCAAAGAATCTGTCAATCCATTTTTCATCTCCACCTCTACGTTCCATCTCTTCAAGATGTTCTGTTTCATTTAATGATTGCCAGAAATGTTCTTTCATAAGATAGATGTGTTCATCACCCCTAAGTCCTAATGACTCTTTAAAGTGTAAAACACTTATAAAAGAAAAATAGGGTGCACGAGCAATAACCTCTAACACCCAAAATCTTTGTATATCTCTACCCCTATACAAATAGTCAAGGATAGTTATTGTGAAGTCCAAAACAAATGTGTTTAGTTTTTTCATTAGAATATTGCCTTAAAAATAAATTCTTTAGATAAAACAGGATCACCTAGAAGTTCTAATTGTAGACCATCAGCATCTACGAAGAGATCGTCTTCCGCTTCTTTTCTACAATGCTGCCAGTAATATGTTCCATCTTCTCTTCGATATAAGTAAGAAGTGTTGTGTGAATCGAGGGTGAACATTGCGATGCACTTTTGTTTATGTTGCCAACAGGGGTCTTCTGCTCGTTTTTCATATTCAGTCACGTTGCCTCCAATCATCTGATCTTTTGTTTTTAAACCATTCTGCTATATCGTCTGCCCCACTGAAACCCCTTCTATGTTTCCTTGGATCGGAGTCTCCTATATCCAAGTACTTAAGAAAAGTTGAATCGTCATCTGTCACTAATCTTCTTGCTTTACTCAACATTCCTCTTGCTGATGTATTACTTTTTGATAATTTTTCTGCCCATATCATATCATCTAGACTTACTTCTTGTTTCGCTGCAATAGATTTGCAGATGCCTTCTAACCGAAGACGATAGGCAGTTGATAACATAAATTAATAATGTATATTAATTTTATTTATCTGTTAGATATTTGTTCAATTAATGTGTCAATAGATCCAGACATACTGCGGTACCCCGTTCCTACGTATAATTGACCTGCAAAAACAGATAATGTAGCAGCACCCCAAAATAAGTAATACCACCTAGACTTCACTTGTGCTCTTACTTTTGTTACTTTGTCACGTTTCATAAACAATAAATAAAAATAGAATTAGGAAAAGACCTATGCTTTAAACCTTTGTTCTATATTATATCATATAAAACTGAATTGGAGCAAAACTATGTCGCATAATATAATATCATACAATCAACTCAATTCTTGGGATAACTTATCTGAAGATCTCAGAATATCAGAGTATTATGATTGCTTAGTAGAATGTAACGATGATCAAGGAACGTGTAAACGTTATTGTCGCTCCGTTCTAGAAAGATAAACTAAAAGAGGTCGCTAGGGACCTCTTTTTTTATTCTGGAAATTTTAAATAATTTGTATGTTCGACAGTTTTTGCTACGTCGAGCATAGCGTCTCTGATATGAGGTTGTTGACCTGTTGCTTGGTAAGCAAGATTTTGTTGGTCGGTCATTGACCATCTCCACTGGTGCATTTCATTACAATACCACAGTTGTATTTGCATATGTTTTCTTTGTAAGTTAATAGGGAATTTCTTCTTCACACTGAATCAAATGTGCATCTAACTCAAATATAATTGGATGACATAATTCTTGAATGAGATAAGAAGATGATCTATAAATCTCCTCCATTGTACACCAAGAATTTTTATTTGCCAAATCTATTGTTTGGGAATCAGGATTTTGTATTTCGTCGAAAGTGAATGCTAAACCGTTAAGATAATAAATTCTACACAATCCTATTTTGACGACGTAACGGAAGTCGGAATAGATGCGGTACATTTGCTGAACAAGAAAGGACCTTTTTTGGAACCCCAGAGCAACTCTCCCTCTTCATCATACCCTTTATCGTCAGACTCAAAGGAATCTTTAGTTAAAGTTATTGTAGAAACAACTACACCTCTGCCATTGTGGGCATTAGGTTCGTTTTTACCTATCCAACCCCTTTCACTTTCTGTGAAGATTAGACTAGGCATTTTTTTATCAGCGTTAAATGTTTCTAATAGTATGTGATCTTTTTTAGAAACGACGTTATGTGTTCTTTCACGATACACTTCACCGTTCCAGTCATACCACTGTTTTGATGATAATCGTCCTTCGTCATTGAAGTACCACAGGTAATGGATATATGCGAAAGACGATGGCCACATCTGTGCTTGTCTTAAATTATGCCAGTGGTGAACCAAGAGATCCAGAAAAGGTTGTTGATCCATCGTATATTTTATATATTATAATTGCTCCTTGAGTTCACCTAATGTTTCAGTCACGTAACTTTTGACTTCTGCATCACTTGGCAAGGTAACACCAGGTATAGGGGGTGGTGGACCTGTCATTGGTATAGGTGGAGTCTCTAATGCTTCTACCTGTAATTGTCCGTCAGGGATTCCATTCATTAGGATATTCCCTTTGTCTCCTTCTACAAGAACTGTTTCACCTCGTTCAACAATTTTGAAAATGAAATTTAAGTTCTCAACTGCTTCTTCTTTTGTAATTCTGATCATAATTTGTAATGTCTTCTGTTAGGTTCTACACCTTCTTGTATCATTGTAACTGCGAGAGTGAAGAGATCACCACCTGATTCATCAAAATTGTAGGTGATAGTCTCTTCGTGACCATCGCTGTCTTTGTATTTTACTTCACGTTTGGTAAAATCTATCCAAACATAATCAATGTAAGTTTCCATTAATAACCATATAAGGTAGTCTTCACTAAACATTTTAACTTAGTTCAACATAATTGGCAACCCAAAAATTGTTGTAGGACCTGCACGACATCCGAAAGATGCTTTACCTGCTGTTACACTATATCTTACAGTTCCTAAACCCACAACACTATTTGTTATAGCACCTATACCTTTAATTCTTTCTGTAATAACTGAAGGAATACCCGCACCAATACCAATAGTTGCTTTAACAGAACCAACTGTACCTTTCATAGTCTCAACAATACCACAAGGTTTTGTTAATCCTGCGACAGCACGTAGATGGAAAGCAGGTAATAATGATCCTGTTAATCCTTCACTCTGTAATACAACATCAGGACCTTTAATCATAGTCAATCTACCTGTGATAGCGATTGGAATTGGATTTAACATACCAATCATTGTATAGATCTGATTGTTTACAAAATTAGTCTGCCAAGCACACTCGTTGATGATCTCACCAGATATAGAGTTCATCATTGCTGTTGCTTTATTAGTGATACTGTTTGCATCAACTTCAAAATCACCAATAGCAGTTAGGGTAATATTTGCTGCTTGAAGTCCCCAACTTCCTTGATAGTTTACTTCGTGGTCAGCAGCAATAACTTGTGTAGATTTTGCTTGATTCTCACCTGGTGTGTCACCGTCATAATTTTCGTCAAGAACATCACCACTACCTTCTTCTATACCAACACCATTAGATTGGTGTGTATTTTGTGATCCACCAACCTCTATGTTAAAATCTCCATTTACTTTTAATGTGTAATCACCTTCAATAGTTACACACCTGTTGCCTTTGATATTTAAACATTCATCTCCACCAATAATTTTGGTTTCATTTCCAGGTATATTATAATGTGTATTACCAAAACTATCAGATATTCTAGTTTGTCCACCTGTATCTGAGACGATAGTTTTTTGTTTACCTTCGTTATTATCTTGGATAATAGATGATCCGTTCATAAATGATTGGATCTCCATATCATAAGACTTTAAGTTTTGATACATTTCGGTGATAATATCACCTTGTGTTTTTGGTTTACCAGTTACAACATCTATACTAACCTCTCGCATCATAAACTCTGGAGGTGACTCACAGGTACTAGATCCCCACAATGGCAACCAGAAGTTCTGCTTTGATTTTCGTATTTTTCTGCCACAATTCTTTTTCTTGAGAAGTGACATAATAAGACCAAGAATCAACTTCACGATATTTTGGAAGTTTAACTTACTAAAGTCCATTTGGAAGATACTGGTAATCTTTCCTACTAATGCTCTAAACTTACCAATAGCGTCTCTTGCTGTAGCGATTGCAGAAACAATAACATTAATAGTTTTTCCTATCTTTTGTAGACCTTCTTTGATTTTTCCCATTATGGCACCTACTGCACCACTGATAGCAGTTGAAATACCATCAAACACTTTCTTTACGACCATATTTGCCAACGATTTAGCAAAGTCAGCGGTATTACTAAATGCAGATCGAATAATACCTAGAATATGAGACGCTTCAAACATACAGAATATATTAAATAACATACCTGCAACATCCATTAGAGTGGTAATAATACCTGTAGGAATTACGTTACTGAGTAGTGATTTTAGTTTACCTATCACAGACTCAATAATTTTTGCCATTACCTCTTTCATCCAAGACATAATGCCTGAGATACCATTAGCAATCGCTAAGTTAATACCTGACATTGCTTTACTTAATATCTTATTATCTACTTTCTTTCCTGTAACAATAGAAACTAAATTACCTAGAGGATCTACTGCTAATGTTGCTGCAAGATTACCTGCTTCTTTCAACATCCTTTCTAAGTCTGTCTCAAAACCTGATCCCGCAGGACCTGCTGCTCCATCTGCAATACCAAATATTGAAGTTGGAACGACCAAAGGGTTTGAAGCATAATGTCCTTCAAGACCTCTACTTAAAATACCAAGTAAACCTCTATCTGTTGACTCTCCACCATCTGAGTTAGAAGGTTGTTCTCCTGTTTTGTTAAACTGGTTTCCACCTGCTACTTCCTGACCTGATAAATCTTGTGCTTGTACAGGTAATTCTTTTGCAAGTTCTCCATCTGCTATTACAGTTTTGGAAACTTCTGAATCTTGACCACTTTCATTCGTCTTAAATCCTCTAAAAGAACCTATAACAACTGGTAGTTGTGCTTCCTCTCCATCTAAGAAAAATCCTAGAACCTGTGCACCAACTTCCAATGCTGTAGCAGTTCCTGTATTTTTTATACCTGCTTGGTCTGTAGGCAATAGAACTGTTGCCCAAGGTAATGACTTAGTAGGAACTGTTGTCAAGTATGCTTCTTTCGCTTGACTACCTGTGTACCATCCTAAGATACGAACACGAACTCTACCAATCTCTTGTGGATCTTCTTTATCCTCGACTTCTCCGACCCACCAAGTGAATCCGTCGCGACCCATCACATCAGTTTTACCTTGTAAAGCAGTTGCTGCCATTGTTAAGTTATCCTCCGTTTTTATTTATGCGTAGGAAATCCATCCTGTAGCGATCATTTTTTCTTCGGGTGATGTAAGACCGTGATGAACGTGAGTCCAATCTGCTGGCCAAAACACTGTTAAACCTTTCTCAGGTTTTATTTTTTTATCTTGATGTACCCAGTATGTTTCACCACCTTCATTAACTGTATTTAAGTAAGTCATCCAAGCAAGATGTCTATAGGATGCAGTCTTACCAGACCCAATTCTTTCACAATGAGGGCGGTGATAACCACCTGTATTTGCAGGATACCATTGTATATTGAATGGTTCATTCAATTCAACGGGTGCCATACAAGCGTACGGGAATCTTTCAAGGTATTTATCAAGAACTGTTTGAAGTTCTCCTAAGAAAATACGAACTGCCTTCTCATTGAGGAAGGGAGGTATTGCCATATCAACAGACTTCTTGATGGTAGGGTCTACACCATCAGAGAACTCTCCATTAACCTTTTTAAGATAAGTACAATTATCCCAAAATT